CCGTACAAAGATGACACTGGGCGTTTTGTGAATGCTGAGTATGTGAATGCGGTCTTAGCTTTCAAGAAGGCATACGAGCCCGCGACGAAGGTTTGACGATTCCGCCACACAGCCGCACACTAATCGTAAGCGGCGAAAGCTGCTCTAATCTCGGGATTGGGTTTGGAGGGTTGCTATGGAGGGCACCCTCTAAGTCTCTCCAAATCCCCCCGAGAATACTTTGGTGGATGGGAGTCCGGTCCGAGTCGAACTCGGTGCCGCATGCCGATGGTTGCTCTCCTTAAGCTCCTCTGCGCATGGTTAAGCCGGGCTCCCATACTACCGAATAGAAAGTCACGGAGGACTTCACGATGGACCTAAATTTTATTCTTCAGCTCGTTGACCTGCCCGCACTCAGCTTGAAGTACCCGATGCTCACGAAGGTGTTCATCGTGATGGGTGTGTTCCGGGTCGTTCTAAAACCAATTTTGGCATTGGCAATTAAGTACGTGGATATTCAGCCGAGCCTCGAGAAGAACGAAAAGGTCATGCGCCTTCTCCGCTCTCCTGCGTGGAAAACGGTCTCGTTCGCATTAGACTACCTTTTCAGTCTGAAACTTCCCTTCGCTCCGGGCTCCGTGGGCTTTAAGGTCCAGCAAGCCGTCCAGGCCGATAGGGGCGTCGACCCAACTCCAGAGCCTCCGAAACCCGCAGCAGGCCTGTAATGGGTATCGTAAAGCTCCTGACCTTGATCCTAGAGGCTTTGGCTGACCTCCATCACTGGCTCACACCCTCGCGGGCGGACGTGCGCGCGGAGATCCACAATGCCGTAGTGAAAGCGTCTGAGACGGGGGATACGAGCGACTTAGAAAAGGTGATTCAAAAGGGCAACTAATGAACGAGGACGAGAAATACTACTGCTACATGGTCCTTGTTTTTATGTGCTCATTGGCGCTTTGCCTAATGATGATTAGCGGATGCTCGACCGCTGAATTCAATAAGGAGCGCCCGATCGTGAAGATCTGGAGCGTTTCAAACGGTGCCCTTTGGCGAAAACAATCTAAGTCTGTGTTGGGTCTTCCAATGGCGGAGGGCTATCTCTGCACTTCACCAGAGGACATGGAGAAATTACTTTCCAGTTTCAGTGAGCCTTACACCGTCCCTGCGAAATAAAAGATCTGCTAGGACTTCCTCGGGTGATCTTGTTTGCATTTTAGCCCAAAGTTTCTTCAAGCTAATTTCAAATTCTCGGGCCCACTCGGCTAAAGTTAATGCTCTTCCTTGAAATAAAATTATTCGATTATTCGTTCTATTGTTTGCCTGAGTTCTATAGTTCGCCCATCGACAATTTTCGGGTTCATAATTACCGTTCGAATTAATTCGATCTAATGTCATTTTAGGTCCGGGAGGGTCCCCCATATCTTTGTAAAAGTTTTCAAATTTCATCCAGCTGTCACAGACCTTAATTCCTCTTCCGCCATAGTTTTTCCATCTATTAGAAGAGGGCTTAGTACATCTTGAAATCATGTTGTTCCAGCGCCTGTAAATAGAGGTTCCAGCTTTCCCGTGAAGGAAATTTCCTCCCAAGGATCTTGGGATTTTCCCTTGAACAACTTTTGAAAATCTTTCTTTATTGATGCATCCGCAGGATTGAATTTTACGAGCCCCTGTCAGTGATTGCCTTAAAACAGGCCATTCTTTGCCGCAACAGCATCTAAGTAAGTAGCAGTGATATTTACCGGATCCAGGCTTCCCTAAATAGTTTTTAACTTCGCAATATTTGAATTTAAGTCCAACGATATCATGAGGATTCGTTACTAAAGAATAAACGCGAGTAGCTGCCATTTTCTGTTTATTTCCAAATTTGTTTTACATAGTCAAGGTAGATTTCTTTCCGGCACGATGATCTCAGTGAGCTTCGGGTTGTTGTGAGAGCCGCCCCAGATCTCGAGACGTGAAAGCGGGAAATAATATTTGCAAAGGCGTTTCTTTAGATCCCAGACCGCATTGGGGTAATCGCCTTTTCCCTCTATTCCGAAATCTTCACCCGTCGCGCAATCCGTTGCAACGAAGTCGCAACGATAACCAATATTCGCTCTCGTGAGTCGGAGTGTGACCTGGGAGCGAATGTTCTTGATTTCGCCAGCCTTCTCTCGAAGCTTGAGAATTTGAAACACCGCTGCCTCGAGCTTTGAGTCAAAAGCTTGACCTGGAGTTTTTACACGCTTGGCTGTGTTACCGAACCTGTTTTTTTTCTTCTCAGCTTTGGCGTCTCGACGCTTCTCTCTTAATGCGAACTCAAGCGCGATTGACTTTAGACTTCTTCTCTCTGACACGGGACTTTTCCGTTTCCGCGAGGAACCTCACGCAACATGCTCTGAAGAACTTCGCCCAGGATATGTTCTCACGAGCGAGAATTTCTTTCACCTGTTCTGCAAGCGAGATCTCGATTCGAGCTTGAATGAAGGTCGTGCCTTCGGTCTTGCCTAAGAAATCACGAATTCCGCGTGGCACAATTATTCCCCTTTAGCTTTTCGGATGGTTTTTTTTGCGGACGCCACCAATTGTTTTCTAGCCCTATCCATACATCCACCTGCCTCATTCGCAACGTCATATTGATTCTCAAGCTCGTCAGTTATTTTCTCCAGCTCTCTTAATAAATCGGGTGCGGCCGCGATCAAATACCCATTAGATTTTGCTCGATCAATAGGTTTTGAATTAGACATAGTCCCAGCGGTGTGTGGAACACGTATTTCGCAGATGGGCTTTCTACTTTTGGTTTCAATTATACCATTTGGAAGAAAACACTGAGAAAATTTCCATGGTCCGGGTGTGTGTTTCATTTCACATTCTTCCTAAAGAGCTCGAGGTACTGCTCGAAGGTAATAAGCCCTGCCTTCAGAGCTTCAATTAAATTTCTCTCGGTGAGGTTCATTTCTTTTCCCTCAAGAGAAAAGTGATCGAATCCAAGGAGCGAGACATTTGGAAAAGCTTCATGGAGAAAGACTCGAGAAGGTAGTCCATGGCGTCGTCTCGAGATTTGAATACGGCCATATCCATCTCACAGCCGTCGTCATAAGCCTTCTTGTTGATCGCAACGACACCCTCTTCAGTGACGATCCAGTAGTTGAGCTTGGTTTTCTTAATTCGTTTCTTCATGAATACATTATGACAGAGGTCAGGATTACAAACAATAGAATTCGTAGGTTTGTAACTACTCGGATTTCCCGATCTCCATGCCGCAATGAGGGCACCGTGTCGGAACAGACACATCGGGCTCTGGTGTGGGAATCGAAGTCGGATGCACCGGGGCCATGATGTTCGCGAGCTCTTCGTTCGTGAATCCGATCAGGTCCAAATCAAGGTTTGCTGCGTCGAGCTCCATGATCCAGTCAGCGACCGCACGAAGATCGAACTCACCGCCATGCTGATTTGCTGCGAGGTTCATCGCCTTCTCTGTCACGTCATCTACTGAGACTTCCCTGTAAGCGAACCGCTCTCCGTCGATGAGAATGTGACCCGTTGCCACGGTCCCGTACTTCGTGGGCTGATCGAATCTTTTCTCGATCACGATCTCTGCATCGGGAGGAAGAACTTTATTCCGCTGGTGTCCTGAAATAATATTTCCACTCGCCTTGTTGACGATGATTCCAGAGAGGTCCCCGAACTTCTCCAGAGATTTCTTCAGCATCTCGAGCTGTTTCGGTTCAATCTTACGTGGGTTCGAAGGGTTGGGTTTCAAGCTCGAGAGCGTCTCTGTCATGGGGAAAACTCAATCAGAGCAGGTTCATCTTTACAACCGAAAAGGCTCTTTGTAAGACGAGTGGAACCCGCTAGTCACGGGAGCTAGATCGTGCCAAAAGTTTATTCCTTTCGGGTGGGTTTCCCTACCCGATTTCTAGCACGCACGATCTGCTTGAATTCTTAGCCCCGGGGTGACTCCCGGGGCGCCTTTTACATCGGTGGCTGGTTCAGCATCAGGGGGAGTTGTGTGGCTAAAGGTTATCCATGGTTCAAGCACTTCGCATCAGCAAGTCAGGGAGAGAGTTTAAAGCTCCTTATAGTCGAGGGAGAACTTGAGTCAGTTGCTATATTTTGGATCATTTTAGAGCTCGTTTGTCGCTGGGAGAAACCGGAATCTCCGGGTCGAATCACCGTTTCCTGGAAGCTTCTTTCGAAGGAAACTCACTGTCTCATTCCAAAGTTGCGCAAAAGACTCTTCAAACTCACTCAAAACTCACTGATACGACTTTCGGATGAGATTGAAGCGAGATTTGAATTGTCGGTCCCTATGTGGGCGGAATTACAGAGAAGGCATGGTCCGAACTCTGACCGAACTTTTCCCGAACTCGGGGGTAGAAGTAAGAAGGAAGAAGTAAGAAGTAATATATCCAGTGAAATTGAAATCTGCTTCGAGGAATGGGGAACGACTCTAAAGCATTTCGGCATCCTAAAAGATCCCCGACTAGATGAATTAACTATTGCTCGGTTGATTGAACGCTACGGCTGTGATCAAACCCTGCTGGCTCTTCGAGGCGCACGGTTTGAACCGAAGTCAGAAAAGTATGACCCGGCGAAATACTGTTCAATCACCAGGGTAGCTAAGCCCGAAAAGTTTAGCAGGTTTGTCAACTTAGGCGCTCAAGTTTCCTCGAAGCCGAAGTACGACCGTCATGAGGTTTCAGATGACGCTACCGTTTAAACACGTCAAAGATCTCTTTCACCTCGCTGGGGCGGACATGATGGCTCCCCAAAAGGGCCTTACGCTTTCCTGGTGGCCTGCCCTTACGGAATTGTGTGGGGGGTTAAGGCCCAACGAGCTCAGTTTGATTTGCGCCCCTACAGGGGCCGGTAAAACGCAATTGCTAGCGAACATCTCAGCCCAGATGATCGAGCAGGATATCCCTCAGTTCTGTGCCCCGATCGAAACAGGAGATGTTGACTATGTTAAGCGGGTTATTTCAGCTCTGGAGCAGAAGGACTTCAACGATGGGAGAAGCATCGACCTTGCGCGTTGGAAGATGATTGCCTCTCGAAGACTGCAGCAATTCGAAAACGCAAAGATGATCATTTCGAGTCATGAGAACCGGGTGAGTGTGAGCGAGATGATCAACACTCTTAAGTATCTACATCAGGAGTTTAAAATAAGGATCGCGGTTCTTGACAACCTGAACTTCTTCCTCGATGTGGTGTCTTCACAAATGGAGAAGGCCGAGATGGACAACGCTGTTCATGAGTTCGTCATCCTCGCAAAAAAACTTCCGATTCATATCATTCTGGTGGTTCACCCCAGAAAGACCGATGGCGGTAGAGTCGTGAGTGAATTTGATATCAAGGGCTCAAGCACTGCTGTGCAGGAGTGCAGCAATGTTTTGCTTTTCAATCGTCCAAGCCAAGAGCACATGGACAAAGAAGATAAGAGATTTACTGACAGAGAGGTCGTTTTCAGAAAACTCAGGAAAAGAGGCTCAAATGTAGGCATTCCTTTCTGGTTTCAATATTCGAACGGTCGATACAGGGAATTAAACAAGATATGAAAATCAGTGATGCGCTTAAAGCAATCGAGTCATTTTACATCCCTGGATGCGTAGCCTGGTGGGACGATCAAAATCCAAATCGCTGGCAAATTGCACACGACGAATTTGAAAAGAATTATTTCTCAAAATCACTCTCTGAGTCCGAGGTGGACACGATTGGTTTTTTGGATGAGCTTCGAGAGTGCACCGAAATATATAAGTCCAAGGTATCGTCAACCCCACCAGTGGACTTGCTCGATGCCGGTATTCTCTCTCCAGAGAAGATGGATCAATGGGATTCCGTCGCTCATCAATGTTGCTACGTTTGCCAAACGACTGCACATCTCGTGATTGAGCCGTCCGAAGACATCGACAACCTGATGAGGGTCGTATGCAAAACACACAAAAACCCCAGGACCTAGAGCATATCGCACCCATCATCATTCGGTGCTTGAATAAAATCTTAGAGAACATTGAGGGAAATGACGAAAAACCCCTAGAAAACAGCCTTAATTAAGAGCTTTACATCCCCTTCCACATGACTTATGTAGCTCCTCAATGGAGGAACGCTATGCAAGAAACCATCGTTAAGAAATCAAAGCACGCTGATAAATTAGCTCGAGTTCAGGAGCTTGTCGCCCAGGGCATGGAGGCGAAGCAAGCTTGCGAGAAGGTTGGGTTGGCTTCTCACACCTGGTACACGTTCAAATCGAAGAACAATAAAACACGTAAACGAAGATCTCGAACTCTCTGGGCTCAGGAGATCGCGTTACCCGAGATCAAAGCTTCCTCGTCAGCCAATGTGTTTGCTCTCATGGGCTCGCCCGATCAGATTACACAAGTCGTGTTGAAACTCTGGAGTGAGAGATCATGAAGCCACGCGTGTTGAAAGTGATCACGGGCGTGAACATGGGATGTGAACATCAAGGCCTCTACAAACTTCTGAAGAAAGAACTCGGAATCGATCTCTACAAAATTAAGTCTGATGAGCTCGTGCTTTGTGTGAACCGAGCGAGGACAGCAGCGAAGATGATCGGGTGCGGGGGTTCAGTCATCGGCTACTTGAGATTCCCAGGGAACGGAGTCTTGAAGGGCGTCGAGTCCCTAAAACACATCTCGCAGACGTTCGGAGGATCAGGGTTCCAATTCGGGGAGCAGATCCAAGGCGTGATTCGAGATCTCTTCGGGGGACCGAGTCTCACTCGAGTGGCTGACAAAAGAGCTTTGAGAGAGCCTCGAGCGACGGCTTAAGTCGTTTACAAAACACGTCCGTAGCTTTAAGACTTGAGCCATTGGAGGAGCGCAATCATGAAGACTTCAGATCAGATCAACGAGCTCGCGACCGCTTTAGCGAAGGCCCAGAAGCAGATCAAGCCCGCCACGGCGAGTGCATGGAACCCACATTTCAAAAAAAACTATGCGGATCTCACGAGCGTGTGGGAGGCCTGTCGAGAGGCTCTGGCATCGAATAGCCTCTCGGTGTCTCAGGCAGCGGGCAAAGATGAATCTGGAAAGCCCGTTTTAGAGACTCGTCTCATTCATTCCTCGGGGCAATGGATCGAGAGTGTGATGCCCTTAATTCTTCAGCGTCAGGATATGCAGGGGCTCGGGAGTGCAATTACTTATTCCCGACGGTTTGCCCTCGCTGCGATTGTGGGTGTCGCACCCGAAGAGGAAGACGATGACGGGAATGAAGCCTCAAAGAATTCAAAACATTCTGGACAGCGCGGTACGGCTCTGACAGAAACGAAAGTCCAAGGGGCGAGTGCTTCCTCAAGCGTTCCTCCAAGACCGCTGACAGGTCCAGCGCTCCCTCTTGGATCTTCTCAACTCAATCCCACAGACAAAGACATCGATGACTTCCAAGCGTTCCTGAAGCGTCAGGGCTGGTCGAACCGAGACGCGGTCGATCTCATTCAGAGAACCTATGGGAAGACTTCCCCACGCGTGCTGAAGCTCTCGGAGCTCGATAAGATCGCAGAGATCATCAAGCTCACACCGATTAATAAATCCCTTCTCGATGAGCCCCCGCTGCCCACTGAGGAATGGAACCCACCGCTTGAGGATCTCGAGACAGGAGCACCGAGATGATTTTAGGTCTTAGATTCGTGAAGCGAACAGTGCCAGCAAAACCCACTGATTTAACCCCAGTTAGTTTCCAGCGAATTCTTCAAATGAAAATCAAAAACGTCACAATAACCAATGTTGGCGACGATGACTTGTATGTCGATGGAGCTAGACTTTCTCCTGGAACTTCACTTCTTACGGAGCAGTGGGTCGATGTTCCACTCATCGAGGAGAACCCATGAACTCAAGAGAGAGAAAGCACACATTCTGGGCCTACTCCGAGTGTGGTTTAAGTAAAAACGACGCTGGATGGCTTGTTGAATCTGGTGAACTTTACGATAATCTATTTCACACATTAAGGGGCCTAAAGAAAGAAAGCGACACAATCCCTTTTGACGAGCGTGGTAGAGAATTTCCATACCATGAAAAACTATGTTCTGAGAAAATAATACAGATAGATGTTCACGTTTTAAATAATCCTGATTTCGATCAGACGTATATGAACAACTGTAAAGAGGAATGGGTTCGCCTCCGCAAAGAACGCGAGGCTATCGAAAAGATCGAGAGACAAAAGAGACTTCGTGAAGATTTCTTAAAAACAAAAGCTCACGCAGAAAAACTTTACCAGGAGTTAGATCTACATTTCGATAAGGGGGAAACCCAATGAACTCATTCCACATGACCTTCACAGAAGAAGAGATCGCAGCTCTCGTCGCAGCGGTTGAGTTCGCCGAAGGAGCGATTCAGGAAACCGGCGAGGCTGAAGATCCGCTAGCTCATTCGATGCTTCTTGAGATGAGAGTCGTGAGACTCAAGCTTCAGGACGCTCTCTTTTGGAAATCGAAGTTCCCACCGCAGAGGGAGATGAGATCGTGAGCCGCGAAGAAGAACAACACGCCGATGAGTTTCAGGAAGTGGAGAACAAGAGAGATCTCTACGCTGAGGAGCGGAAGAAGAAACGGGAACTCGATCTTCTCCTCGATGACAAGAAGGTCGATCGCCTTCAAGAGGTCGTGAAGCCCGTGCCCGCACGGAAGGGGAACATCATCATTCGTCGAGCGTTAGAAAAGGTTCTGGGGGAAATCGAAGATGAGTCAAAAGAAGTTTAGAGACGACGCTGCCTGTAAGCGGTTCAAGGAGTGCGGGAAGTACGTCACCCATCGCACGGGCCTTTGCCGGGATCACCGAGGGCACCAGTGTGCTCACCCTGGATGTGAGAAGCGCGTGACCGTGAACCTCCAGAACTCGACGTGCTCAAAGCACCGGGGAATTCGGAAGGGACTTGTCATCGGTCGGCAATTGCCGGAATGGGCTGAGACGTGAATAAACAGGAACGCATCACAACAATCTATTGCTCCGAGATAGAAGATTGGAATTGCTGTGGCTCATGTCATCACGTGTGGGATGATAGTTATCGAGATCCGTTTGAATCATTGATTCATGGAATTAACTTCAGCCATTGTTGTGGAGATCCATCTTCTAAAACCGAACCCACTCGTAGTGATCTCGCAAAGGCTCTCTTAAATAGAAGAAAGCTATTGCGGTCACACATATGACCACATTCTCGAAGCACCGAGGGATTCGGAAGGGACTTGTCATCGGTCGGCAGTTACCAGAATGGGCCGAGACGTGAACTCGTGCGCCCGGTGTGGATCTCAGTCAAAAGATCTTCGAACTCTCTACATGAGATGCCTGTATGACATGAGTGAGCTCAAGATCCCTTTTGTGAATCAAGAGTTTCTGCCAGGTCGAGAAATTTTTTACACCCTCCTCGTATGCAAATCTTGTCGTGCCTCTTGGATGGAAGCGATTCAGAATTGGTTCTTCAGCCGCACGCCTCAAACAGAATCCTGCGGATCTGGAATCTTTGTTCGAGAGAATGGCGCAACCAATGAGATCACTCAGGAAGAATGGGACCGGAGACTTCCAGGCCGAGCGGCATTAATTTGGAGAGAAATTAGAGCGAAAGAGGTGAATAAATCCATAGATGATTTAAAGGTAGATTTTGTGGCCGATCTGATCATGCAAGAGCAGCGCCTTGGGGTTAGAATCGATGAACTCGAATTTCAATTGAAGACTCTTCGTGAAGAACGCGATGCGTATCGAAATGTTCTAAAGAATTCCTGCTTTTGTTGGCAAGAGTGGAATGACAACGCCCCCGGTCCATGCAACGTCTGCGAGGTTCTATCCCGATTCGAGAAGAAGGGCGCAACGTGAAAGACGAAGATATTGAAGAGTTCGCTTTTCAGGTGCTGAAAGAGCACAACTTAGAGACGACCTTTAGTCATCGACGCGCATTCTGTCTTGGTGCGGAATCGGTGAAAAACCAATTCATCACCTACCTGAAGAAATACCGTGAAGCCTACGGTGAGGAAATCTTTCCCATAAAGGATCTCTCTCAGTTCGATCCGAACATCGTCACAGTGGTCGCAGGAAGAATGGGACGGTTCATTTTGGATAACTGCATTAAAGATTGGGAGGGGAAGAGGTGAGTCGCGCGAGAAGACGGTTCAGCTTGAAGGCTTATAACAGGTGGGAGGTTCATCTTTATAAGGGCAAGCCACGAGTCATTATGAATCGACACCCATTCGTGATCAGACAAAAAATCACACCTATGGATGTTCTCTCGCCCAGTCGGGTTCGCGAACTCATTGCATGGCTGAATCGGTACCTCAATGAAGTGGAACCTACGAATCAATCTCTTGCCGTCGCTGGAATACGAGCAAACAACAACGGTATTCAAAGGAATTTAATTCAACTAGAGAGCTCACTATGAAGCACGATCTTAAAATCTGGCCACAATATTTCTACCATGTAGCGAACGGAACGAATACTTTCGAGTTGAGGGAGAATGATCGTGGATTTCAACCCGGAGATCTCGTTGTCTTGAGAGAATGGGACCCGGCAACACAAACCGAGGATGATCCGCTCGGCAGCTACGAAGTCCCCAAGGGTTACACTGGAAATTTCGTAACGTTTAAGGTCGGATACGTTCTCCCCATTGACGCGACTCGAGTGGTGTTTAGTTTATTGAAGGAGAAACCATGACTGACCAATACGGATGCTCAAGGCTGACCAAAGAAGACGCCCACGAGATCAGACAAGCCCTGAATCTTTCTGGCACCGCTCTGTTTCCTCTATCCGGTGACGGCGGAGGATGTCTCATCGTCTTAATTTGCACTCAATTCTATAAAATCGGAGTGATGCCGTTCGGCGGAAACCCCACTGGACGCGCCTATGTCGGGGTCTATGGGCGCGGGTGTAACCATCTGTCGATGGAAGCTGAGCCAATCCATCCCGGCTATCTCATCGAGAAACTTAATCTCCACCAGGAAGAGGCGGAATGGTTCTCTCAATTATGGGCAATGATTTGGTCAAACGAGGATTCCCCATGACCCCTCTCGTTGAGCTTGGAATGGTCATTGTAATTATTTATTGGATCTTGGATCGGAGGAAGAGGTGAAAGACGAAGATATTGAAATGCGAGTTCAGTTCAGAACTCATTGTCCGAGTTGCGGAAAGACCTGGATGATAGAATCTATGACCGTCGTAGCTTCTCCAATCCACTTTAAGAGAATGGTTGAGAACATGCGGAAGCAACTCGAGCTGAATCCAAAAACATGTTGTGCGTCGCGCGATCTTCCTATCCCCGGAAAAGAATGGCAGGAGCTTTGGAATATCCCATGACCCTTACTCCGGACCCAAAGCTTATAGAATTTATTGAGAAGAACGAAGAACTCTACGGCATTAAGCCAGTAGGAAGATACATTGGCGAGATACCAAAGAACTCTAACGCCAACGAGTTGATCGACCACATAAAAAAACAGACCTTATTGCAAGCTGAGTCATTCATTAGAGAGAATGCACCGTCATGGATTCCCAAGGAAGCTTTAGGAATTAGACTGAATATCGAGTTCAATAGTCATAGAACATTTTTCGTTATTTCAGCTTACTGCGAAGTTGTGTGTGATGAATGCGGGAAGGCTCAATGACCCTCACTCACTGGATTATTTACTGGGTCATTTCCTGGATCGCGATCTGTCGAGCAGACTCACTCAACCCGTTTGATGATCACTGGGAGATGTTCTACGTGCTTCTGTTCGCTGGGCTCTTGTTGCCTGCGAGAATTGTGGCGAGGATTTTGTGAGTCCTGAAGAGAAAGTAGAGAAGTGGGTGAACGAAATCTGGCCGAATAAACCTTTCGGTGCGCACGCTGGGGTCACCGTTCCGAAAGAAGCCATCGCGGATCTACTGGCCAAGCTAGCGATCGCTGAAGAGGCGTTGAGGTTCTACACAGGTAATGGTGAAAGAAAAGCTGAAATCAACGGACTAAAATACACCCTCCAGGAGTATGGGTGTGGATGTTGTGCGGGTGCTTTTGATTTTGAAGACGGCCACTATGATCCCGAGATCACTTTAGAGCGAGAAGAGGTCCAGGGCTTTACAGCACGAGAGGCTCTCAAGAAGATTCGAGGTGAGCCATGACCCCTCTCGCAATTTATTGGATCACGTGCGGTGCGATCTTCGTCTACATCGACCAAGATTTCCACGGGTGGGAGCAGAATGTGCCTGACGCGACTCTCTTGGAGAAGAAAGATGGATAAGCCCAAGTTCAACATCGGTGATGATGTCTTTGTCGTTCAGTCCTCGTGCCACTATGGCGTCAAGGTTCCCTGCACGGTTTGCTTCGGAAAACTTAGGGTGACCGTTATTCTAGGCAACGGCGAGCACGTTCAGACCGAGTGCCAGCACTGCGCGGGCGGGATGGACCCACCGAGCGGCCAATCCACCACGTGGAAGCCCCACGCCTACATTGTGAGCGGACCCATTACCGGCGTTACCCATGAATACGATGGCTGGCGGTATCAGGTGGATGGCCGCAGTGTTCAGGCTCACGAGATCTTTGCCACGCGCCACGAAGCCGAGCCGGTTATGGAAGCGAAACTCAAAGAAGAGACTGAGCGACGTCAAACTTATGAGCGGGATAGCTTCATCACCGCGACGAAGAAACAGGTTTGGTCGGCTGGGTATCATCTCAATCGGATCGCGGACTGCGAGCGCACGATGAATTGGCACAAGATGCGGCTTTGCATGATTAAGGAACGCAGTCCGGAGAGGTCTGCGCTTGAGTAAAGAGGAATGTTAAATGGCTTGGATTTATTTAGCGGAATCGGAGGACTCAGTTTGGCCCTGTCACCATGGGTGCGGCCAATCGCCTATTGTGAAAACGACAGATACGCTCAAGCTGTTTTACTGTCTAGGATGTACGACGGTCAGCTTCCTTCCGCCCCAATATGGGACGACGTTACCACGCTCTTACCTGAGCTGCTGCCCGGATCGGAAATTGACATCATCTCGGAAGCTTTCGTCGGCCAAAGCCAAGACGCAATGTCTGGCACATGTGAACGCAAAGCTGACTGAGGCGATAACCTCTATGCGAGATGGAATATTGATTGATGAACGCTAAAAGGCCAGAGAACTTCTGAAGGAGTTGGAATGATTACACAGAAAGAAATTGAAAACATTGTTCGTAACAATGATCGATCGTGCGGATGCTGTGGTCCCACGGACATTGTTAAAACGGCCGAGGAAATAATGGCGCTCATATCCGCACAAAGCGAAGACATTCCATTATGTTCGTTTGACGATTAAGAAACGTGGAAGGCAGTGAAGGAGATTGAATGAAGGTTTCCGAGGCGGCGTTCAGACGCGGATGAGAGAACAGCGGGTAGCTCCTGCAGCCGGCCCTCGGAATAATGGATCGGCGGGTGCAGGTTATCAGGATTACCAGTTCGGCTGCATGACTGAGGAGACCGGCCCGCTGATCTTTTAGAGAGGAGATAAAGATGGAAAAGGAAATTAAAATTGACTCAATCAACATCACGATCGGAAAACGGGAGCTCTCGCTTTCGATCGAGGAAGCAAAGAAACTTCACTCGGCATTGAATGATCTTTTCGGAGCTAAAATCGAGTATCGAGATTGGGGTTGGAGGTGGTCTCCAGTAGTCACTTACACGGGCACATCTTCAGGAATATTTACTCAAGTCACAAGCACTAATATTTCCACCACTGGGCAGCTTACAATCGAATGACTTGCACCTCCAGAACGGCAATGTCACAATTCTCCAGTGCTCTCATTGTTTTCAGATGACTATGGACCTGAATACCGATTACAGAATCCAGACCTTGAACAACTTCCATGAGCGTCGCAACGGCCAAATGATGTTTTTCGAATTGAGCCCTCTTCGCCAAAAGACTCTCGCCCGGCATTTTCTAGGGGAAGCCTTCATGGAGATGCCGAGAGAACTTCTTCGAAGAGCGGTTATGACGAAGCTCTCAGGACCTAAGGGGTTTGAGTTCTTCGAGCGTATCAGGCTTGCCTATCTCGCGGAAGCAAAGCAAGATGATGCGGGTGAGCGAGAATGATCCAAACGCCGAGAGCAGGCCTCAGGAAGCCCAGCACCTTCGTGAGAGAATCCGAATGCTAGAGGAAGAGAACACCCACCTCATCATGAAGTCGGCCTTCATGGAGCAACGCCTTCGAGAGCTCGAAGCGAAGCTCCGGGCCTCAGACCCGATCTGCGCCTCCAACCCTGAAGACTTCCCCATCCCCTCAGAAGAAGATCCTGACGCAGCGTCCGGTTGATCTCGGAATAAAAACAATCTACAATTCTACTCATGAAGCGTCGCGCAAGAGTCGCCCGCCTCAGAGTTTCTCGTCGTCAAGCCCTCATGGACATGGCCCTTGTGGTCGATATGATTTCGCAGATCTTTGACGACGCACACACCTTGGAAGAAAAAAAACGCGCAGTCGAGGCAGCTCGGATCATCATTTATGAGCTGACGCAAGCCCTGGTGGGAAACCGCCCACCTCTCGAGTGCCAGAGTATCATCGGTGGAATTTCGACCATGCTTCAAAACGATGTGTCCGAAAACTCACTCCACTAGTAGGGTAAGAAGAAATGGCGCTTGAAGATCCAGGTAACTTTGCAATGGTCATGGACCGAGGGATCGCCCTCGGGAACTCGCTCGATGCGTCCGGCCGCAGGGCCCTTCATGTCACGAATATCAATCAGATTATTGCCAACTGGCCCTGGCTCTCGTTTCAATATGCTTACCCAGATTCGGTCACCGAGGTCATCACGTTCTACTCGACGACGACTTTCACAGGACTCCTCGGAACCGTCACTCTCGTTTACACGAACTCAACCAAGGAGTTTCTCTCCTCGGGCACTGCGGTGGCGGTCTAAGCGATGTCCATCCGGTTTAATATTTGGACTTCGACCTTCGATTTCGTAGGAACCGGAGGGAGTTCGTCGCCGGATAATTTCTCGTATCAGAGGATTGAAACCGGAGAGACGGTCACGATCCCGACGAATCAGGAAATGATCGTCGATGGTCCAGTCACTCTCGACGGAACTCTCGTCGTCGATGGCGTCGTCACCGAGCAGGTCGACTATTCACTTTGGTCTTTTGGTTGGAATACAATTCAAGCTAATGTTTCTATAAGGATTCCAACGGAGAGAGATTTACTTTTCTGTAGCCCTTTAATAATCGACGGTGTTCTAACGGTCGATGGAAGATTGATAGAGGTCAGCTAGCCTATGAGTATCGTCATAAAAGAAGAAGCTCTCGCTGGGATTTCAACTCCCCCTACAGGTAAAGCCACAGTCTTCATTGACACCGCAGACGAGGTCATGAAGCAAAAACTTTCAGACGGGTCGGTCGTCGTCATAGGATCTGGTGGAGGTGCGGTCTCATCGGTTTTTGGAAGAACAGGAGCAGTCGCTGCAGTTGCAAACGATTACTCAGCAGCTCTTGTTTCAAATACTCCTGCAGGTGGAATCGCAGCTACTAACGTTCAAGCGGCCATTAATGAACTCGACACTGAAAAACAAGCCGTAGGAAACTACATCACTGCTCTTACTGGTGATGTAACCGCAGCGGGTCCAGGTTCTGCAGCAGCGACTCTTGCAGACACGGCAGTCACTCCAGGCGTATACACATCGGCCGACATCACAGTCGACTCCAAGGGAAGAATCACAGCAGCAGCAAACGGATCGGGCGGAGTCACGTTCCCTATCATCGTTCCTAATGGCGGAGTGGGAACTGGAATTAGATCCGATACCGATACAGGGATCAATTTCCCATCCGATGGACTCATCGACATCTATGCCAACAACGTCAAGACCGTTGCGATTGACCCTGCAGGTGTCGACATCACGGGTGACTTAGACGTCACAGGAAACTTCTCGGCAGCAAACTATCCCCCCACTGGATCAAATAATACGGTCGCATACTACGATGGTTCTGGAGTTCTCTCCTCTGCCACAGCGTTGACCATCGACACGACCTCTTTAGGTTTGAGCACGTTTAGGGTTCAACAGCCCAATGGTAACTCCGCTTACTTCCCATTCAACTCAGACAGCTTCAACCTCGAGCCTCTTCAGAATTCTCCCAATGAAACCTGGGGAGTTCGAAACGTTAACGTAGGACTCGACACCGCGAATTCAGGCTTCACGATCGGAACCTCCGCAGGCCAGTGCCTCAACATGTTCTCTCAGAACGTCACTCACAACGGGACCTCCAACGTGGGTGGCATCGACTTCATTAAGCAAACCTTCAGCATCGGAAACGGAACTGACCCGATCGATATCAAGGGCGTGGGTTACGCCTACGGGTTCGGACAATTCAACGCGAACGTGAACATCAACGGACCCATGCAGGGTTACGGCTTTCAGTTCAATGTGAACGCTGCAGCCACGGTTGACCCAACGACATACGCAACTGGATTCTATGATGCTTGCAACGTCGCCTGCACGGTACCCAACTGGAACTCTTTCAGTGCAGGTCCAGTCCTAGCTGAAATAGCCAACAACTCGAATTACACTGCGTTTAACTGTAACGCGAACATTGCTTCTTTCGCTGGGAACTCAAACTTCAATGGACTCGTGATCGGTGGGACCTACGGAACTTTCACCACTGGATCTTGGAATGGGATCAACGTCAATCCTTCCTCGGTGACGATGACGAACTATGCTCAAGGCATTTACGTCTCCATGGACAACGTCACGGTCTATGCCGGAACCGTGGCAACTCTCGTCATTCAGGACCTGACGATCGCATCCGATCTTCCATCCACAACCGCTAACACGGTCACCATTGAGTACACTCCAGGTGGAACCGCAGGCTCTGAAGTCGTATCGAATATCGGGCTTGCAATCACAGTTCAAATCGACTCAGGAGTTTCGACAGCAACTCAGGTCGCAGCAGCTCTTAATGCATACCCTTTCTTCACTCAAAATCTGAACGTCACGATCTCAGGTGTCGGCTCCAATCCTCAGGTCACTCAAGCCGCAACGAACCTCGCAGGCGGAACTGACCCAGGAAATAAGAAAGCAGCCTATCTCGACGGAGACGTTGAGGTCACAGGTGCCCTGACCTTCGGTGGAGCTCTCTCGATCGGAAAACTAAACGCCTTCTCATCTGACCCAGTCGTAGACGGAGGCGGAGCTCCTGCATCAATTCATTCACTTATTTCTGCTCCGACCGTTGCAGCCAGTGCCACGATCGCAAACGCTGATACTCTCGGCGTGAACACAGCGAGTCTCATCACGATCGGAGACAACGCCACGGTCACAAGCTCATTCCTAGGGATCACAGCTCTGGGGCTTCCAGCCGTTCTCAGCATGGGAACAGGCTCAACCATTGACCGAGTCACTGCAGCAGCCTTCGCTCTCTCTCTCGATGGCTCAGCCACTGGAGGCACGGTCGCTGATCTCGAGCTCTGCAGAGCCCTGGCCATCCCGAACGGCGTCACCACGATCACAAGACTCTATGGCTTCAAGATGGATCTTCCCTTCGGGGATCCAGGCACGACGACCTGGGGTGTTTACATCTCACCCACAGTCACGAATTGGATGAGCACCTCTCTCAAGATCGGTGGAACCGCTGGGGTCTCAGACACCGCAGGAGCAGGCCTAGCCTTAGACGTCGAGGGCAACGTCATGTTCGACGGTGATATCGGGTTCTTCGCAACGACTCCCGTATCTCAGCAGCCCTCTGCTGTCCCACAGACTGCAGGAGTCACCTACACAGCCACTGAACAGACCATGCTTCAAGAAGCCTATGACGCACTCCGTGCTTATGGGTTACTCTCTTAAGGGGGATGAAATGACTTACGCACAAGCAAAAGAAATTTTGAGGACCTACAGACTCCCGATGACTCACCTTCAAATGGTGCTCTATAAACAAGCCCTTGAAATAGTGACGAAACTTAGTTTAAAAGTGAACAATGGATAAGAAGCAAGCCTTCGAAATTCTGAATCAAGCGATCTCTCAGATTCAAACGACTCGTCAAAATCACGAGCTTCTTCTTCAGGCTCTCCAGGTTTTAACGTCCACACCCGAACAGAAATAAACCCAAAGGAACTCTCAGAGCGAATGCCTCCACGTAAACCTAAGCACCTACTTCAGAAACGTGGACCGAAAGAGAAGTTCTCGCGCGAGGAGGTTCTCTCTTGGGAAAAGGAGTTCATCGAGAAGTCCGCTCAGGGAATGAGTGAGAGAGAATTCCTCGGTTCTAAGGGGCGTCATCGCACTTATTTCGACGAGAGAATCGCGAGAGATATTCCAGAATTGGCCGACATAAAAGAAAAGGGACGCGCTGCGCGAGAGGGGTATTACAGGCAATTGATCCTTGCTGGATCGGTTGGAAAGATCAAAGGATTTCAGCTCGGCGGTTTAGTCTGGCTCACGAAACACATTCTAGGCTGGTGGGACGTTGTTCCAAGCCAAGAATTGGATGTCACACTGGGCCAAGGAAAATCAACTAAGGTCGTGTTCTCAACTTCGTGGGGATCTTCTGCGGAACCGACCGACAAGAAAGATGAATGAAGTACGAGCTTCAGCTCTACTCTCCTCATGCAGCTCAACTTGCATTCCATCAAAGCAATGCTCGATACAGAGTAGCAGCGTGGGGTCGTCAATCTGGAAAATCCACAGCCTGCGGGAATGAACTTCTTAAAAGAGCATGGGAAAACCCTAACACGAAATATTGGTTCGTAAGTCCGACTCACGAACAAGCGAAGCTTCAGTATCGAAGAACAATCGGAATGCTTTCCCCTTGCTGGAGTATTCTTAAGAAGAAAAATCAAACCGAATTAAGAGTCAAGTTGATCAATGACTCTGAGATTACATTTAAATCAGGTGAAGTCAGCCACAACCTCAGAGGAGCAACTCTTCACGGAGTTGTGATTGACGAGGTGAGACAGCAACCATCCGACTTATGGGTTCAGGTTTTGAGACCCATGCTGACTACCACTAAGGGTTGGGCCGCTTTTGTTTCAACTCCAAACGGGTTCGATTTCTTTTATGATCTTTACCAAAACTGTTTAGAAGATCCTCTAAAGAAGTGGGAATATTTCCACGCCCCATCGACTTGCAATCCTCTTTTCACTCAAGAAGAATACGATCAATCGAAAAGGGACATGAGCGAATCAGAATTTGCTCAAGAGATTTTGGCAGAGTTCCGAGATCTTACTAGAGGCTCCGCTTACTTATCCTTCTCGCAGCTCAATCAATCCTCAGTCAGTCCTCTGGTTAGTTTACCAACACACACACCTCTCGTAAGCGGGGCCTCACCAGAGTCCGTCTCGACATTAGCTAACCCTTTTCTACCCATTCACTTGTCATGTGATTTTAACGTCAATCATATGGGCTGGGTCATGAGTCAATTCAGACACGGAATAGGGCACTACGCGTTCGATGAAATATGGATAACCCAGAAAACGAATACGAATGAATGCATTTCCGTCTTCATTGATAAGTTCAGATCCTATGAGAAAGAGTTAGGCTCATGGAGAGCTGACCCTCAGGTTCTTCTGATGGGTGATTCGACAGGAAATGCAAATAAGACTTCGGCAGCGGGTGAGACGGACTGGAGGATCATCGAGAATGCACTGAAGAAAGCAGGGATCTCTTATCGAAATATGAATTCAAGTTTGAACCCCACTGTGAAGGACCGAGTGAACACAGTGAACACGAGGTTGAAATCAGCAGATGGGACTGTGCAAGCGTGGCTTCACCCGAAAAGATGCCGTCATCTTTTGAAGGACCTTCAACGAGTCACATGGAAGGCAAACGGACAAGGTGCTATCCTGGATCAGACGACTGACCCCGAGCGAACCCATCTCAGTGACGCATGGGGCTATGACATTTGCATCACAAACCCTATTTCTTCAGTCAAAGATGTGGGATCACTGAGAGTAATCAGGCGATGAAAAAACGAGCACTCTCGATCAATCCAGCCTACCGGAGTTTCAAGAGGGAGACCGATAACGCTCTGGAGACGCTCCTGGATGGCGCGCTTTTAGATATCTCGGACGCCCTAGGGACTGCCCTCTCACAGATCGAAGACGCTGCCTCGAGTGCTGCAGCGAAGTCTCAGGACGGTTTCTACGGGATGCAAGGCCAACAGGCCGAACAAATGTTCCACCAGAAGCTCAAGCAATCCTTCCAACGAGTCTCTCTCTTCATGGCTCAGCGCATGGAAAAGCTCTCATCTCAGAGTTACTTACTCGCCTATGTCGGTGAGAAGGAAGCGATCGGACGGGCACTCGACAAGGATCAGACCTATCACAACCCGAAGACGAAGACGGCCGATCTCTCAGCTCAGGACGAGCCACTCCTCGCACGTGTCGAGCTCTCCCTTTGGAAGTTAGAACAGAAGATCATGCAGGCCTATAAACTGGCCAGAATTCAAGAGCTTCCGGTCACAGAGTTCATCCAGAAGGTGAAGTCCTCCTTCCCGAAGAAGAAGTCTCTCCCGAAAAGAAACACGGTCCTGCTCCAACCGAAGCTTCAAGAGGCGAATATCACGCACAAGGGTGTTTCATTCTCATCCGGAGTTCTCGATGAGGATCAGTGGTCTCAAATAGTCGATGAGCTTCTCGGATCTCACGAAATGTATTTCTTTCGCAGGCCTGAGTTCGCGCCCGACAAGGTCTATGTCCCCTCGAAGGACAAAGAGGTTTACCTCTGGGAGCTTGAGCAAGAGGCGACTCAAGGGTTTGTCGATGAGGTTCGATCTGCGAGAAAAGATTCTGCCGAGAGCTCTGGGATCAAGGACTTCATCTGGCTTGCCATTCTCGATGACAAGACTGACGAGTGCTGCGCGTGGCGAGATGGATTGACGGTCACCGAGATCGAACATAGGCTGAAAACTGACAAGAAAGACGATGAGTGTAATGGAGCAACGCCCCCGATTCACTTCAATTGTGCGACGGCGGGTCACACGGTCGTCACTTCAGAGGGTTTAAAGAACGTAGAAGATATTGGGATTGGGGACATGGTGCTGACTCACGAGAATCGATTTAGAAAAGTGAGTCGATGCGTTCAGTCTGAATCTAGCCAACTTGTTCGTCTCACGCTCTCGAATGGGAAAATTATTACTGTGACCGAAGAACATCCGTTCCTATCCGGTGGGAAATGGATTGAGGCAGGACGGTTGAAGGAAGGGTCGCAGCTTATCGAAGTCGAATTGGGCCCTGAAAATGACACTTCTTGCAAAGAGGCTCCAAGTTCCAAAGCTCATGGTGACGGCACTCCCTCCAAGGAATCTTATGATTGATCGTGAGATTCTCAGGAGTGCCACATCGAGTACATTTCCCTCCAAGCTGCGCAATAATAATTTTCTTTCTTTTGTCATCAATCCGTCGGCCTTTAGCCCATGTGGATTTTCCGCCCAGAAAATTAGCACTCAGAGGGCCGGACTTTCCCCACATCGGGTTCTTCTTTCCCATCTTCACGATACTTTGCTTTCGTTTGCATTCTTCGGATCTTGGCATCGATCTATAGGGAGCAAGCCAGGGATTATGACGAGCCTTCTCTCTTCTCCAGTCAGCATCGATCCATTGAGTCGCGACAGCATCGCTTCCTCGGCGCACAGGAATTCCGTTCGATTCAAGAATCTTTCGAACAACTCGAGCGTTGTTTCGACCGATCGCCTTCATGATGAATCGATACGATCTTTTCTCGACCACGTACCACTGGTAGAGTTGCTCTTTAGTGCACGATATCGGCTTAGGCTTTGTCATATTGAAGGGACACTATAAATGTCGGTGCATGTTGTAAAGATCGAAAGATTGAACTCTACGGAAACGGTCTACAACTTTTCTGTCGAGGAAGATGAGAGTTACGTTCTGAATGGGATAGTGAGTCACAATTGCCGTTGCGATCTCGTCCCGCTGTCAGACAACGTGAAAGAAGAATCCCCGCCGAGCGGAGAGAGGTTCGACGAATGGCTTCAAAGCTGAAGAAGAATCAAAACAAAACCAGAATCATTCATAAGCAAGCTCCCTTTCACGAGAGCGACTATGAATTCTCGGATCGCTTTGTTCCCTTCGATGGAAACCCACTGAACGCACACACCATTGCTGAAATGATGGAGTGTCTTGCGAAAGGAAACGCAGAGATCGAAGCGAGAGTCCTCACCTCTAACGGCGGTTTCAAAAGATATCACGATCGAAAATCTTTCCTAGAAGCTGTGAAGAAGAACGATAAAAACTCCGCAAAGCTCATGGAGTCCTGGGACTCGTTCTCGAACTGGGGCGACGGGAATAACGTCGGCTCTCCCTACGGGCAGGAATCCATTCCGATGATCGGTGGGCCGTTCTACAAGCAGCTCTACTATTACGATTACATTCGCATGCATAATCTGAGCTTTTATGCATACCACCATGACCCGATGGCTCGGTTGATAGTGAACACGATCATTGAGTTCACTCTCGGTCGTGGCTTCCGAGTGGACATCGAGGACAAGACGGAGCTCGCAATCTGGAGAGCGTTTGAAGAGGCCAATGACCTTCAAGGCATGATGCACCAGGTAGCTCGTGAGCTTTCTATTTACGGTGAAGAGATGATCTGGTGGTTGCCCAATGGTGCGACAAAGATCGGATACCAGGATCGCCCAGGCCAAGAACCTCAGAGGGGAATCATTCCCAGAGTTCGAACACTGGACCCATCTTCCGTTTGGGATATCCTTTGTTACCCCGAGGACATAACGAGAATTCTTGGGTACCAAATTGTTTCGCCGACCCAATATACCACCTACACGACGATGGACGCTGGAAGCCCTGTTCCAGGCTCTAAATTCATTTATCAGCAGATCCCACCGAATCAGATCGATCACATCAAAGTGAACTGTGTCTCAAATGAGAAGCGTGGACGCTCGGATCTCTTCCCGGTGCTCGGATACCTGAAGCGACTCAGAGACGCTGTGAACTATTCAATCATCGCTCTTCAGAAGCAATCCGCATGGTGCATTGATACCGCGATCGATGGCGATAGTGAGGCAATCGACTCCTACGTCAATGAACTGAACGCACAGCTTGCGATGCCGAATCCAGGTTCAGAGTTCGTTCACTCGAACAAAGTAGTCAGAAGCTACCTCTCTTCCGCCACGGGTAAGGGCGGTGGTTCTGACTCTTTCGAGTGGTGTCTCTCAATGATCGCAGCGGGCACGGGCATCCCGGTTTCCTATTTCGGGACTCACCTCTCGGGCGGTCAGACGAGAGCCTCAGCCATGATCTCTACCGAGCCAGTGGCGAAGAAGTTCGAGCTTCGTCAGGTGATGTACGAAAGAATTCTCAGAGCCATGATCAACCGTCTGGGCATTAAGTCACCCGTTGAAATCACGTTCCCTGAGCTCATCATTCAGGACCGCTCTGCGAAGCTCAAAGATCTCGCTCTCGCTGAGACTCAAGGATGGATCGCGAAGTCTCGAGCTGCAGAAATTGCCGCAAAAGAGCTTCACATCACTGACTTCGAGTTCGACAAAGAAATGAAAGACATGTCGGCCGAGGATCAAACTGAGCCAGGAATTCTCTCACCACTGACCGCACCACCCGCAGTCGATGGTGGACAAGAACCTAAAAGTGGAGTCACATCACAGGACCGAAGGGGATTAGCGGATGCAGAACGAGCCGGGAACGCCTGAGAACACTCAGTCTCAGTGGACTGTCGACGATCTCTTAGACAATCCAAATAAGTACGGACTCCCCACTTTCCAGGAGTTTGCAAAGAATCCTGCAAAATGGAAGCAGGGCGTTGAAGAATTGTTCGAGATCGTGGATAAGGGATCAACCGAGTTAAATCGCTTGATCAGGAAGCACGAGTACCGCATCCTAGGTTATAAGTGCGACTCCCTTGAAGAAGTGCAGCGGATCATGAACGCCGAGGGAATCCGACTCGAGGATTGTGAGATCAAGGGTGATCTTCACAGAGAGACTGCAGGAAAACTTAAAGTGATCGTAGACTTTGTGCCGAAGAATAAAATGACGAATGTCACCTAAACTCCGCGTGGGCCGTGGGGCCACACTCAGAGAGCAGTTAATTAGTCTCGGAATCATTCAAGAATCAACTCAAAAACCTATGGAAAATAACACGAACCCGAACGTGGGTACTGTCACGCGTCCGCCTCAAGGGGGGATCAGCGTCGATCATTGGTTCTGGGCAGCCGTCGATAAGATGGGAAACGGCTCGTCAAAGCCCAAAGAAGATCCCGCTCCAGTGACCGAGCACCCACAGGTTCAGCAGGATATCGGTCAGATCCTGGCTGACAATCCCGGGATCGCAGGTGCGACTTTCTACAATATGCTGAAGGCTCAAGGGTGGCAGTTCGTAGCTCCTGAGTGGCAGACCGAGAAGGCCGCTGAAGAAGCGAAGCCCATGCCGGTTGAAGCCGACGCATCCAGTTCACAGCCCGTAGGAATTCTCGCACCGAAGAAAGAATCTGACGTTCCACGTGGAACGATGAGATTTAGAGCTCGCTTTCTGGAAGCGACTCCCAGGTCTGACAACAATAAACACGGGCTCTCTTTCAAGTGCGTCATGCTCCAAGAGGGGCTTGGCAATTTAGGAACGTCTTACTACTACTCGAAGGATGCGATCACGAGTGCGGTGCCGATCTTCGAAGGTAAGAAGATTTACGCGGATCATCCTTCTGCGATTGAAGAAGAGGTTCGGCCTGAACGCTCTGTGCGTGATGTGTTGGGTCACTTTGAGAATGTTTCTATAGAGGAATCCGATGACGGTATTTCCCGTTTGGTGGGCAACGTTAAAATTCTTCCTGACCCAGGCTTCGAGTGGGCCCGCGCTCTTATGCGCCATTCTGTGGAGTATGCTCAGAAATACCCGGACAAGGATTTCGTAGGTCTCTCGATCAACGCAGGCGGAGACGCTGAAGAAGTGGACATGGAGAAGGTCCTCGAAGCCGCTCCAGGGCCTGCACAAGTCAAACTCAAACAAGCTCAAGCGGACGGTGTCACTAAGGTCCGATGGGTATCGAAGATCACTGAGGCCGTCTCGTGTGATCTAGTCACCGAGGCAGGAGCAGGCGGCAAAATCGTCACCATGCTCGAATCAGACAAACCTAAAGAGGGGATGGACATGAACAAGGAAGAATTGAAGAAGGAAGAGCCGAAGAAAGAAGAAGCTGCTCCAGAACAAGATGCGGCTCCGAAACACGATGACGCTGCTCAAGACGTTGAACTCATCAAGAAGATGATTGCTCAGTATATGGGCGATGATCACGTCGACAACGAAGAGTCCATGAACGCTGCTAAGGAAGCTGTCGACGCTGCCAAGGCTGTCGGTTGTGAAGGTGAAGAAGCCTATAAGCAAGCGGGCATGATGATGAAGATGGCAAGCCACATGAAGCAGAAGCACAAAGAAGCTCTCGATAAGAAAGAAGAGCCAAAGCCTGACTGCGAAGAAGCCAAAGAACAACCTAAGAAAGATGAGCCAAAAGAATCTGCAGAGATTCTAAAACTCACTGGCGAGAACGCAGCTCTCAAAGAAAAGCTCACATCGCTTGAGAACGAGAAGTTCTTAGACAAGTTACTCAGAGAATCCAAGCTCCCGATGACGATGACGAAGAAGTTTCGTGAAGCTCTCGGTGAGAAGATTCCTGCAAAGAAGGAAGAAATTGAAGCCAAATTCAAGCTGTTTCGAGAAGGTGCGCAAGCTGCCGGTGAGGGCGATATACTTTCCCACCTCGTGATTCAGCCAGAAAAAACAGGGGAAATCAAAGGATCGATCGATTTCTCTGATTGCGTGAAGTGATCGATCTAAATAAACAAGGAGAACGCACATGGCCGGCGTAAATAAAATTGTGCGAAATATCGGCGCTAAGGAAATCTTTCCTGACGCAACAGCCGTTATCTCGTCAGCAGTATCGTTCAATCAAGGAGATTTGCTCGTGTTCAACGACACGTCGAATCTTATTGCAGTCCCTGCTCTCGAAACTGAAGGCGTTACTTTTCTAGGTATCGCTCAAGTTACGATCGTCAGCGGAAAACTTGCTTCACCTTATGTCACCGCAGTTGACGCATCTCAGGCAATCAGTTCTGTGCCTGGCCCATGCTACAACGTGGTCGCAGCTCTCGTTGCGAAGACAGGTGCCGCATTCAACCCAGGTGACCTCGTATATCTCGATCCAGCTACCGGAACCCGTGGTGTTACTTCCACTGGTACGAAAGCAATCGGCGTGTATCAGGGTGTTGCGATTGCTTCGGCAACCGCTGGCCAAGAAATCGAAGTGTTGCTCGGAACTCGTTTCCCTGGCGACACCTTGAACTTCTAATAAGGGGGATTAAATGAGTAAACTTCGTGAAAAAAACACACAAGTCCTAAAGAAGGTCCTCACTGAAGGTCCTGAGATTAAAGCATTCCGTGAGTCGTTTCAGAACTCTCACGGGATCGATCCACTGGATGCTGAAAAGCTTCCCGTGATGAAGGAAGGTTTCTCGTTCAAGAAATTGAAAGAGAAAGTCGCCTCCCTTCGTGAAGCAGACGCTGCTTCGGCCTACACTCAGTTCCTCCGTGCTGGCGTTCAGAGCATCGTGAATTCGA